CCCACGGTTTCAGTAATGAGGTGAAAGCTGTCGTCAGTTGACGAGCGCAGCCCGTTCGTAGCGTTCTTTGTAGCGTCAAGTTGTGATTCCATTTTCTTGACGGCCTCTACGCCCGCGGGTATGCGGTTGCCCATTTCGTCATATACGGCTATCGTGCCATCGTAGGCCCCCGCAAGGTTATTCACTACGGTTTCCAGCGAAATGCCCGTGTCTTTGTGAATCTTGGTTGCCTCTGTGAGTATGCCTAGTGACGTTGCGTTGCTACGCGTAACCCCGTCAAGGGCAATCATGGACGATGAATAGTCCTTCATCGTGATTTGCAGGGCGTTCGCGTGCTTGTCAGCTTCGTCAGTTGACTCATTGTACGTCCCCTGCGCTCCTGTTAGCGTGTTGGTCTGGGCGGCAAGGTCAATCATGGAATGAACCCACGTCTGGAAAGACTGGCTCGCCATCATGGCCCCGTAGCCTACGGCTGCGATTGCCGTGGCCCCCGCCGCCCAGCCCAGCCCGATTTTAGACAGTATAGGGGACAGTTCTTTGAGTACGGGTATCTGGTCGCCCAGCGTTTTGTTCTTGGCTTTTTCAACCTTGTCAGACTTCTGCGTGGTATCGGCCGCCTTGGCCACGTTCTTTTCGAGGTCTTTAAGGTCTTTCTGTGTCTTTTGCAGGGTTTCTTGACCCTTGGTGATTACGTTGACAAGGATATTTACTTCTGAATCAGCCATAGTGTCACCCCTCTGCTGTGAAACTTGCTATGTTTTCTAAGTCAATCATGCTCTTGATTTCGCTGGCTGGGTATTGCTTGAGTTCCCACGGTGTACGGTTCCACCGCTTGCCCAGTTCCCAGAGAACCGCCTCAATGGGGGGGTTCTTTATGCTTGCGTTTCCGTTGCCGTCTTTTGAGGCTCTGCGTTTGGCGGCGAAGTACCCAATGAGCTTGAGTCGCCGCCGTTCACTTTTGGGTCAGAATTGCCCTTGAAAACGCCCAGTATGCCAATCATAACGTCCTGTATGACCACTTGGGGCAACTCGTCTAACGGTTCAGGCTTTTCAGCCGTGGGCAACGGCAACGGCTCCCCCGCGGGGTTAGTTGCGTCCCATTCAGCGAACAGAGGGGCCGTTTTGTTTTTGATTGTCTGCCATTCCCCTGACTTGTATGCAGTATCAATGTCCATGAGTTGCTGCATGGTAGGGTCCTTGACTTTTATCGTCCAGTCATACCCGCGGGCTATCTTGATTTCATGAGTCGGCCAAGGTTTTCCCAAAGTGCCCTCCTTATGGCATGGCGGCAAGACCGTTGACTACGGCTACCGACCACTCTTTCGTTGACGTTGTATCGTAGATAGACATGAGCTTGACCTTCACAGTGTCTTGACCCTCACGTTCCTCAAGCAGTTTAGGGGGCTGGTCAAGCACGTAGCAGCCGTCCAGTGTGAGCTTGTTGTTCCCCGTCACAAGCGCGGGGCCTGTGAATTCAAGCCTCACGAATGTCTTGGTCTGGGGAACGGCCACGGCCATCGCCCAGAGCGCATACGCCGCCGAATTGAAAGCCAGCGTCATTTCAAGTTCTACGTGCCGTTTCTTTTCAGCACGGTCAGACATTGTGAGATTGCCGTCAAGATACTTGACGGGGATTATGCCTTCCGTGATTTTCCACGTGAAGTCAACCAACGTGGCCGCTTTGTTCGTCCCGCCCAGCCCCGCCCAAGTCGTGTCAATGAACAACTTGCCCGTGTCCACGGCGATAGGGTTGAGGGTCAACGGGTCGAGAATCGCGCCTGTGAAGGTTTGCGGGGTTACGTCTGCCGCGGCCCCGTCCATCTTGAACTTGACGGCTTCATCAATCGTGCCTGAAAGCTCAAGGCTTTTCCCAAAAACGAAAGGTACTTGGAACGCCTGTACGTCGTCACCGTATTCCAGCGTGGACGTGTTCACAGATGATGATGCCAATAGGCTGCCCTCATACGTCCAAGTGTACGGGGACGCGCCCCCTGTGCCTGCTATGACGCCTTTCAGTGACATTCCAAGCACATAGAGCAACTGCTCAAAGTACGCCTCACCTTCAAGGCCCACTTTGACATTGACGCCCACGGGTGACGAAAACTCAAAGCTGGACAGCTTGCCCGTTTCCCTGTCCTCTGGGCGGTTGACTTTGAGTTCTTTTTCGATTGTGGCCGTGCCTATAAGGCGCGCTGTCGCAGGGACAGCCGTTCCCGCAACCGTTTCGCGGCCAATCTGGATTTTCCTTAATGCTTTGATACCCGCTGACATTCATTTCTCCTATGAGCCCCAGAGGGCCCGCGTTCTTATTTCCAAGGTTATTTCAGCCGCGCTCACCGCGGCGTTGACCGCAGGCATAAGCGGGTTGACCGACATTATTTCAGATGAAACAAACTGCGCGCCGAACGTGGGGTCTGTACGCAGTAGCACTTCTGCTCGTTCTACCATGCCCCAGAGGCGTGTAATGCCCGCGGCGACTTCTGTGGGGTCTGCCTCTGCACGCGTGCGGCCCTGAAATAGCCTCACGGCGATTGTGTCCTTGAGTGTGTCCATGCCCACGAATACCGTTGACCTACTCGCGGGCGTCATGGCCAGCACGGCCCCCGCAGGCAGGGCGGTACTCTGGAAGGCCAGCGGGTCAGCCGTGTACCACGTTTTCACAAAGAATTGGTCGTCCTCTGTGTACCCGTCAGTCATGCCTGCCTGTAACGTGGCTATCACCAAGTCAACGACTGTTCTCATTTCCAGCCCACCTTGAAAGCCTTGAGCATATCGTCAATCCACTGGCTCACGGCTTCGTCAACTAGCTTGAGTAACTGGGGCGTTTTGTCCATGATTTTCCGCTGGGGCATACGCTTTGTCCCCGTTTGGTGATACATCGGCACTTTAGGGTTATGCTTTCTACCCCCATAGGGTACTGTCACGTCAACCATCTGGGGGCCCTGCTTGGTGATACGGAGTGAGGCGAACATGGCCCCCGTGTCTATCAAGATGAAAGAGCCCTTCTTTCGTTTAACCGTTGCAGCGGACAGGGGCGGCCAAGTGCCATACCCAGCCGTCATGAACCGCCGTTCGGTGTCCTCAATAACAGCCAGCCCCACGCGGGTCATGAGTTTGTCGTCAGGATTGGCTATCTTTGAGGCCAAGTTGTCAACGGCCCGCTGCACGTCAGGAAGGCCGTCAACGGTTATCGTGATTGAAAGAGCCACTTAACTACGCCTCTTGTAGATTTCCATGACACGGCGAAGGTTGAAGTACGTATTGCGAAGGTCGTCATTGAGCCAAGCGGGGTTCGATTCTATCCCCGCCTGCGTGGGCAAGAACCCCGCGGCATTTATCAAGCTGACGGCCCAGAAACAGGCCAGTTTGAGGTCGTCAGATATGGGGTCTATGCCGCTTGAATATGACACCTTCACTATACCCACGTCCCCGCGTGCGAAAGGTGCGTCATAGACGCGGATATTGTCACGCAGGGCATAGAAACGGGTACAGGGAGTCCAGCCCGTCAACCCATCAAGTGAGTACGTTACGCTCGTCACGCTTATAATCGGGCCGAAACGCGGGTTGAGGTTCAAGTAACCTTCGGGCGTCATGTTACAGTTACGCGTGCCAAACGGATAGTCCTCTGTGGTCGTAGTCTTGGTCAATGGCTGGTTCGCCCAGTTGGTCAAGAAGGCCCACGCTTGATTGAGCAGGGCGATAGCCGTGTCCCCTGAAAACGACTCTGGCAGGGGCAAGGCTGGGTGAGCCCTGTAATCGGCCTCTGTAACTGGGGCCACTAAAGTCAATGGCATGGTTCACCCTCCTAGACTGGATTGGCCGCTGTGATGCCCGCGATATTAAAGTTGCCAGCCCAAACGTCATTCCCCGCACTAGCGGCATAGAGGGTCGCGCTGTACGTGCCCCCCAGCACGTTCCCCGTGACCATGTTTGAGTTAGAACTTGTACCTGAAAGGTCAATGGCTTTCTTGCTGCCTGCGGAGCCTGTGACCACGCCCATTGAATTATCAGCTTTGAGGCCGTTGGTCATGAAAACGTTGTCTTTAATCAGACACCCACGCCCATTGATATTGAGCCCTTCAACTGGGGCGTCAAAGTAGTTCCCTACAATTTCCCATGAGGAATATGACAGGCCGCCCGCCTCCACGCCCAGTATCGCAGAACCGTACACCGTGGTCACGTTGTTCATGTAGATAAACTGGTTGCGGTAGATTTTCACGTTGTCGCTGTCACACACTGGGGAATATATGGCTATGTATGAGCCCGTTTTCCCTTGGAACCGACACCCGACAATCGTGGTATAACTGGCCCCGCCCAGCACGATAGCCGCGGGGGTTCCAGCCGAATATACGGGGGGCCTAAACTTGATATTGGCGACCAGCACGTCAGTCGAGTTGATGGTCAAGCATACGGCGTCAGTTGCAGCCGTCCATTGAGCTTGGTTAGGGCCTGTGCCGTCGCCAATAATTCTCAAGCCAGTTTGGGACACGGCTATCACAACCGCCTCTGTGAAAGAACCGCGGATTACGATTGTGTCCCCTGCGACTGCCAAGGCCACAGCGGCGGCAATCGTTGAAAGGGCCGTGAGCCACGTCATGCCATCATTCCCGCTTACCCCGCTGGTAGAGCTTACGTAGTACGTCTTGCCGAATTGCGGGGGCCCGTTCAGGCTCGTGATGCCTTTCCCAGCCCCTAGGTATGTGAACACTTGCCCGCTGGCTATAAACATATCCCCAGCTATCAACGTGTCAGTTGTGACAGGCGGGGAAGTGAATACGCGCGGGGTTGTTGATTGTACCATTCTTTACTCCTGTGGGCCGTGGGAGATTGACCTCCCACGGCCCTGTTATTTAACGGTTCAGTGAGCCCTAGCTGGCAAGGCAGTTGGCGAACACGCCGCAGAGGGCGGGGAGATAGAGTTTGCAGGCCCCGATGCACGTTACGTCAACGGGCTGACTGCGGGCGGTCTGGGGCCGTTCAACGCCGAAGTAGTCAAGCTGCAACTCGACTTCAATGTTGTTCGGGACTTCCGCGTTCGGGTAGGGCACGTTTTCGCCCAAGAAAATCATCTTGCCCGCGGGGATATGGCGGCTGACTACCAGTTCGATGTACTGGTTTGTGAACTGGTTAAAGTATTTCTTGACGCCTGCCCCCATCTTGAACCCTTCGCTTTCGCCCTTGTCAATCATGACGCGGACGGTGTTGGTTGCAGAGGCTCCAAGAGTGAGCAGTTTCATGGTCGTGGCCTCTTGGCTGTTAATGAGGGCCATTGTCGGGCCAGCCCCCCAAGTGTTGAACATTGAGGCCAGCATGGTATCAATTTCCTTGATACCCCCCGCGCTGTCTGCGGTCATGGCAGCGTTTGACATATCCTTGTAGTACGCGCCCGCAGTCAGGGCTCCCGCGGCGGTAATCTGCTCAAGCAGGCCGCTGTACCCCAGCGTGTCGGCGGTCTGGTCGGCGGTATTGGTGACGTTGCCGCTGGTTTTGTTCAGTCCGACTACGGCCTTGTTCGTGGTAACGGTTCCCCAGTAGAACGGAGTGTCAGTTGCGTTTGTGGAAATGAACACGTTGTACGCGAACGCGGCTGGAATGTCAGTCCACGTCACGGTCAAGGCGTTGTATGAGCCACCTGGAGTCTGGTTGCTCAACTTTTTGGCGATTGTTTCATCGGGGCTGTCTGTCGTGCCGCCGCTGCGACCAGTCGCGCCATTCAAGTACCCTTGCAGAGTCAAGGCTGAAACGGCCACTGAATAGGCCGTCCCAGAGGTAAGCGTGCCGCCTGCAAGAGTTGAACCAGTTGCGGCGATTGTGGCTGCGGCCATAGCGGCATTCAGGCCCGTTTGGTTGCCGCCGATGATGTAGCGGTCTTCCTGAATCATGAGGTTCTGCAAGGCTGTGAGCATGGTCAACGCGGGCACGTCCTCAAAGCGGCGGCCCATGACCATAGCCTCTTGGGTGTATTCGTTGCTCATGGAGAGCGTCTTGTATGCCGCCGACTTGGGGGCGGTTGTCAGGGTGACGTTGCTATTGCGAACGCCCTCCGCTACGCCTGCCTTGACCCCAAGGCTATTGATAGCGGTTATCTGTTTCCAGTGTGCGTCAGTCCCGCCTTGGGGGTTGACAAAGCGCGGTACGCGGCGGCGCATCTGGTCTTCCAGCGGGTACAGGCGTTTCGCAGGGGCCTCAAGAGGATAGCCAGTGAGGGCCGTGGTCGCAGCCGTGATGGACTTGGTATCGCCGCGCAGCGGGACTTTCCCCGCCTTGAGTATGCCGTTGGTAATGTCTATGGTTTCCTGTGTGACTTCGCCTAACCGAATCATGTAAATTACTCCTTCTTTTCGACTTTATTTTATTTTAGTTTAACCGTCACGCGGAATGTAGCCGCGCACAGGGCGCGGGGGGCCAGACAGTATCTCATTGATTTCAGATACGGCCCCCTGCTCACTCAGCCATTTCTTAACGGCTGGGTCAGTGGCCTTGTCAATGAGGCTGCTCATGACTGCCTTTTCAGCACCTCCCTCTGTGGATTCAATGCGGGGGTTGGTTACGACTGTGGTATTAGGCGCGGGCTGCACGGAACGGAGTACGGGCCCCTTGGTCGCGGGCTGTCCTTCAAGCTGGCCAATCCGTGCCATCAACGGCTCAACCGCTGCCTTCACAGATTCTTTCAATGCCAGCGCGAAAGTGTCTGCCTGCCTATCCAAAAGACTTTTCACAGCGTCCACCGTGTTAAGTCCAGCGTCCATTGATTTCGCCGCGGGGAACGGTTTTTTCTCCTCTGGCTTGGGGGGTTCAGGGGCCGCAGGCGTAGCGGGCTCTTGAGCCACTTCTGGGGCCTTCGGGGCTGCGGGGGCCGCATTGGGCACAGCGGGCGGTTTCGGGGCTGATTGGGCGACTGGGGGTGGCTCATTGGCCTCTGGGGCCGCTTCCTCATTCTCCGCGAGTGTTTCCTGTTCAGGGGTTTCCACGGCGGGGAATATGTCAACAATGCTGTCGTGCAGGGCCCTCAATGCGGCCTGCACGGTCACAGGCAACTGCTCCGCGGTTATGGTTTCCTCTACCGCTGCGGGCGCGGGAGCCGCGGGCTCTACGGGGGACGCGGCGGCGGCGGCGGGTTCGGGGGGAGCCTTGGCTGCGGGCGGGGTTTGAGGCTTTTCCTCTGAAACTTTCCCGTTTGAGTCCTCTTTGCCTTCCAGCTTGGCCTCTGCCGCGCTTTCGGGTTCGTCGGCCTTGCCGTCAGTAGGTTTTACTTCTTTGATTGTCTTACTTTTCATTGATAATTTCGCTCCTTTTGAGTATATTCCCTTGAGTGTTGCTAATGACGCGCCTGCGTCTTCCAGTATCTTGACAGCTTTGTAGCTGGGTATGACGGCTGTGGGGTTCGCAGGCGTGGGCGTCACGGACGCCTCACACACGGGCCAGCATGAGATACGCCCGTCCAGTTCAACCGTCTTGAGGTGTGAGATTGCCCCGCTGGACAGCCTTGCCCCACCGCGCTTGATGATTCCAGCTACCGCCTGCGCGTATGAGTCTGCTAGGTTCAACTGGCCCTCTATCCAACGGCCCATTTCATCGTCCCACTTCTTGGTCACGCGACCAATTATGGCTGCCTTCACCTTTGAGTCGCGCCCGTGCTGGTAGAGAATGGGCAACTGCACGTCTTGGAACAGGTCGTCACGATAGTCTGTGTCCTTCGTGAAGTATTCCCCGTCAAAGTCCTTACCCTTGAGGGCCGCGATTCCACCGTTCGGGCAGAGCAGTCCGACAAAAGTGCCCTTCTCTACGTCAATAAACTTTACCGCGTAGTCTGCGTTTTTCATGTAGCCTCTGCCTCCAATATACTGATAAATGAAAACTTGTTCGTGAACACGCCCTTGCGCGTTATGTCGTCAGCCACTTGCTTGACCATGTACGTCCCCAGCACGGCGTTTGCCGCGGGATTGTAGTCGTACTTATATTCCCCCGTGGCCAATTTCGACATGGCCGCTGCAACGATTATGTCCGTGCCCGTGGGGTCAGTGATTGTTATGGTCACGCCGTTCGCGGGGTCAAAGAGGGCCCCCGTGCCCGTGTCGGTTATGTCTATTGAACACGTGACTGTCTGGGGTAAAAGTTTTCTCATTAGCCACCTTCCACATCTGAATCAATCTTTATGGCGGGCCGCGCCTTGCTTGTACCATTTCCCAGAACCGTTATGTCACCGTCGCCTATAATCGTACCACACGGGCCCCCGTCCATTTCAAGGGCTGGGGAGAAAAAGTTTGCCCCGCGGAAATAGGTTGACAGTGACCCCGCGCCTGCTATGTTCCCCGCCTTGGTCAAGTAGAACCGCGTGCCTATGTCCTTTAGGGCTATGAGTTCAAGGAAGAACCGCGTGGCTGCGTCACGCTGGCCAAGGCCGTTCAATGCGAACCGCAGGGCCGTGTTCTTATACCCCAGCACGCTCAACTTAAAGCGTGCAGCGGCGTCTTTGAACACCGTGGCTATCAAGACAAAGCGGGTCTGGGCTATGGCATAGTTGAGGGCCGTCAAGAGGTAACGTGAGCCAATATCCTTGAATTGCCGTGCATTGAGGCGGTAACGTGCTGAAACGTCCTTGAATGCCCGCCCTACCAGCCCGAACCTTGCCCCTGCGTCTTTCCAGCCGCGGGCCTGCACGATAAACCGCGTGGCCGCGTTGCCATAGTTACGGGCCCGTACTGCGAACCTTGCCGCGGCGTCCTTGAAACCACGTACGGCCATGCTGAAACGGGTCTGGATAAACTTGAAGCTCGTGGGGGCCGTAACCACGTAAAAGCGTGTGCCCGCGTCCTTGAACCCCTGAACGGCGGCCTTGAACCGTGTCGCAGCGTCTTTGTAGTTCTGGGCGTTGAGCCTAAAACGGGCCGCCGTGTCCTTAAACGCTTGAACCGTTACCTTGAAACGTGTGCTTATGTCCTTCGTGACAGCCAAGCGGAAACGGGTTGCAATGTCTTTGTAGCCGCGTACCGTCAACTGGAACCGCGTTGAGGTGTCTTTGAACGCCCGTACAGTGACCTTAAAGCGAGTCTGGGCGTCCTTGTACGTCTGGGCTATGACCTTGTATCTTGTGGCTATGTCCTTGGCTACGGCCAGCCTGAACCGTGTTGATATATCCTTATACGTCTGAACCGTTACCTTGAAACGGGCCGCTGTGTCTTTGTAGCCCCGAACGGTCAGGGCGTACCGTGTCGCCGCGTCCTTATAGTTGCGAACAGCTGTCTTGAACCGCGTCGAAATGTCTTTATAGCTTTGGGCTGTGAGTTTGTAACGGCTGGTAACATCTTTGTAAGCCTGAACCGTCACCTTGAAACGAGTCTGCGTGTCCTTGTACGCCCGTACCCGCATGACGTAGCGTGTAGCCGCGTCCTTGAAGTTGCGGGCCGTCACCTTGAAACGAGTTTGGGCGTCCTTGTAGCCCTTTACCCGCATGAGGTACCGGGTAGCAACGTTCTTGAAGTTCTGGGCTGTCAGCTTGTATCTTGAGGCCGCGTCCTCATAGGCGCGCACGACTACGGCGTAGCGTGTGGCTATATCCTCATAGACCGATAACACATTCAGTTTGAAACGTGCAGTGGCGTCTTTGTTGCCTTGGCCTATCAACTTGAACCGCGTCACGGGTTGCAGGCCAACAAGGAAGCGCGTGGCCACGTCCTTTAATGCCTGTGTCACTGGCTGCGACAACTTGAACCGACTGGCTATATCCTTATAGCCAAGTGGCGTTATAACGCCTTCTACGCCTAATCCCCAAACATTATACGAAGGATATGAAAAAGCGTTCCCGTCTAAGTGGTTTGCGCCGTCGCTGCTCAACCATGATCCGGATGAGGCGATACCACTCCCGGTGATATAGCCCCCAGTCCCATACATTGCCAAAGCATCGCCCGTTTTTATCGGGATTGAGAGCCCTGTAAATGTCTGCTTGCTGCCATTGGCGACGGTTCCAATACTTGCGGAGCCCCTGCTGGTAAATTGGTTTGAGTACCCGCCCTGAAAGACCGTCCCCGCAATTACCCCCGTCCCGTCCTGGTAATAACAATAAGCGGAGAACGATGATAAAATCCCGTCAGATTGCGCAGGGTTCCCTAGGTCAACTCTTGTCCCCCAGATTGATGAGTAGTAGTCCCACGTGGATAACGCGCCAGAGCCAACGGTGAGGCTGTCGGTGACACCCTTGGCTGTGAATTCCATTATGTTGTTATTGAACCCGCCAACGGATTGAGCCCCCATTCCCCACAATAGGCCGCCCATGTACCACTTCACCCCGTTGGTTCCACCCGCGGTTGCGATTGAAGGGCCAGCACCTCCGCCCGTATAGACGCCCAAACAGTCGCCAGCATTGACAGTGATGTTCAGCCCTGTGAAGGTTTGGGTGGTTGGGGAACCTGTAATGTTCCCGATGCCGATATAATCCCTGCCAGTGTAGGTTGACCCTGACCCATAGCAGGTTCCCACTGAAACGCCAGTAGCACTGGACTGAAAATTGAAGGAAATGGCTTTCAGCTTGCCGGAGGAAGGGGCTGGATAGTCAATTTCAATATAGGTGTAGCCGTAGGAGCCTGCCGTCGTATCATTAGGGTGAGGATAGCCAATCTGTAAGACACTCACGATGACACCTGGATAGTCTGGGAAGTTATCGTGTTGACAGTGGCATTACACTGGGCAAGCGTGCCGTTGCCAGCCTTAAAAGGGACGGGGGTGTAGCCTGTTTCAATGGGTTGATTGCCAGCCCATACCGCGTAGAAACCGGCCAGCCTTGCTTTCATGAGATTGATAAGGCTCAAGGCGTTGGCCCCAACCGTGACATACTCAAAATGGTTATTGAACGGGACGTCAATCGCTTTTGTGGGTAGAGTCTCCAGCCAAGCCTGAAAATCACTTGGGTCAGAGGGATTGCCCTGGCCGTCAACCGGGCCTGAATATACTTGCCCCGTTGTATCGGGAACGGTTACGTGGCACTCATTGTACCTAGCGTCAGACGGGTTCAAGAACATAGACATTCGCACTTGTATTTTGCCCTGGTACGCGCAGACCCCAGAGTTTTCAATCACAGCGTATGGCATATTCCCTCACACATCACAATACCCCTGCACAGCCAACTTGAACCGCATGCTAGTGTCTTTGTACGCGGTAACAGGGACGGCTACCTTGAATCGAGCCGCCGCGTTTTTGTAACTCTGCCCCAATAACTGGAACCGCGTGGCCATATCATCGTAAAAAGATCCCTTGAGGCCAATGGCCCACGTAGCCCAGTCAAGGGTTGCGCTTGACTTGGTATCTGTGGACGTTAGAGCCGCGCCACCAGAGTTGTCGCTGTACTCCTGTATGGCCGCGCTGACAGCTTTCAAACTTGATGAGCCAGCTAGGGCACGCGTGCTATCACGCTGGGTACGGTTGAGCGTGATTGTGATCGAGCCCGATGCGTTTGCAGACTGGGCCACTCCCACGCCGCAGATAAGCATACGGCCAGCAGTACCCGCAGCGGGCGTCACGGTTGAGGTCGTAGGGCTTGAGCCCGTGTTGTTACCAGTTGCTACGTTCTCAAACGCCTTTGACGCCCCTGTGTAACTCACCGCGTTCCATGATACCCTAGTCCCCGACGCGAAGCCGACGCTGACCGATTCATTCGCGGCGGAGGCTTGGTAAATGTACCAAGCCTCTGCCGAATTATTGGTGCTATAACTCACCTTTGAGCCCGTGATGTAGGTTGCAGCCACTCCGCCCACGGTCACGGCGTTCGGGGAAGTCGTGCCTATATAAGTGATGTTTATGACTATAACCACGTTGGCCGCGTGGTTCAGGCTGCCCGTTGTGGGCGTGGTCGTGCCCGTGGCCCCGATTGCCGCATTATAGGCGATAGCCATACGTTACTCCGTGAATCTAGCCAGATGTTTTGTCGAACCCGTGAATACCCTGCACGGCCAAGTTCAGGCGGCCGATGTTTTGATACTTGAAGTCGAACACGTTGTCTTTGAAACTTTCAAGTGCCCCTGTGGCCGTGTTCCAAGCGTGGCACTCACAGGAACCGTCCTGTGAGATAATGCTGCCTATTATCTGCGCGCTGCAACTGCGCCCACTTCCCCCGCCGCCCATCCCCACAAACTGGAAACCCACTTTCAACTGAAAGAACGGGGGCTTGTCCAGTTCACCCGCCATACCGTTAGGACAGAGCAGCCGCAGCCCAGCCAGTAACTTCTTGTCAAGTTCTTCCCAGCGTGAGGTTTTCACGTGGGCCAACGGGAGCAAGATAGGCGCGTGTTCGAAGGTGTCCCACTCTGCTACTATCTTGCCGCCGTAGTAACGGGCCTCCCACCAAGCGCGCCCGCTGCGCTTAATCATCATGATTTCAAACTTTGACGGCATTTTCACCTCCCGTAACGGTTACATTAAGTCCAAGTGTATTTCAAGGTCATGACCACGGTGTACGTACTGGGGGTCATGTTCGGCCCAGTGAACAGGGCAAAGTGACAGGCAATCGAACCCGCTGTCGTGGCTGTGGGGGTCGCAGCGAAAGTGATGTAGTTCGTATCGCCCTGTAAGGCTTGAAAGTTTGCTATCCAGTTCGCGCCCGCTGTGGGGTTGACTGAACCGCCCGTGCCGCTGGTAACCGTGGGAGCGTTGCTCGGGCCTGCGGCGGGGTCTGCCGTTGCCGTGACTTGCCCGTAGAGGTTGCCCTTGAGGTATGAGTAGCTGGACGTGTCCGTAGCATGGCCGCCCAATAGCGACCCGTCACCGCCCGTAATGGCTCCATGAGCCGTTGTGGGGTACGCCGTGAATATGGGCGCGCTGGCGAACGTGCCGTCATTCGTCCAGTTCCACCTTGCCCAGCGATAGTTGTCCTTGGAATAGGTCGGGCACGCGCCGCCGTTTGCATACAGGCCGTCACCCGTGGCGTCAGCCGTGTACGCGTACGTGTAGTTCACTTGGCTGGTTGCCGCGGGTCGTATCATGGCGGGCCAAGACGTAGACGCTATGTTCTTTTGGGACGCGCTATCTGACCACCTGACCTCTGTGTTTGCCCCGCCGATTGCTTGGTATGCTGGGGAACCCGTGGTCGCGTTATTGCACTCAAGTTTGATTGTTCCAAAGTCTGCGTTCAGTACCCCCATGAGGTACAGGGGCCCAAGGAATATCGCCTTGAGCAGTAGCCGTGTGACCGTGAATGCCTTTTTCATGTGTCTGTTCTCCTTCAACTAAAATTATTCCGCTGACTGTTCCATGGCGTACAGCCGTGTGTAGTAATCATGGATTTCAACCAAGTGTGCCCACGCTATCTTGGCCGTGAGCAGCGGGTCGTCCCCTGTGATGTTTGTGGCTGGGTTGACCGTGCCGTGTTCCAGTTCCACGTCCAGCCCCATGCGTAACTGTTCAATGTCTATGCTGGGCGGTATGCCCAGCGTCTTGATTATGTCCTTGGCTTGAGCCGTTGTGAAAACCCTCTTGACACCCATTCTCCCCCCTAGATATTCACGTTAGGTCTAGCGTACCCGCTGGGGCTGCCTTGCCTGTACTGGTTCGCCGTACGGTTACGGGCGGCGATTGCTTGGTCTATGACGCTGCCAAGGTTCTCAAAGACTTGTTCACTCGTCCCTGCGCGGTAGTTTGGCAGCGGTCCCACAAGAGCCTCACTGGGCACGCCTACATCAAAGTGAGCAGGGCAACGACAATGGGGGTGAATGGTCGCCGCGATTTCATAGGCGTCTTTGGCATTGAACCAGCGGCCAGCAAGGTAGAGGCACTTCTTACAAACCTTCGCGTCCTCTGCGGTCAGCCATATTACCCCTATGTCGCTGGGGTCAAGGTTTTCGGCACGGGCTATAATGGCGCGGCTTGCGTCCACCCCCGCCGCAATCCCCACGGCTGTCGCAGGGGACAGGGCCCACGTCCAGAGGTTCTCATTTATGAGCCCCACGGCCTGCTCCACCGTGGCCCCTTGCCCGATTTTAAGTTCAAGGGCTGCCATAGCCCTCTGCAATTCCTTGGCATGGCGTGAGAGCAGTATCTCAAGATTGGCATTGTCACGCTCCCCCCATGCAAGTATCTGGCCGTATCGCTTGAGGATTTTATCGCGTCCTAGAGCGTAGGCTCTCGGGATATACTGGGTCGCAAGTCGTTGCATACTCACGGCCAAGTCTGCGAGAGCAGGGTTCATTCAGCACCTCCCGCTGCGGCATGCTTGGCTTGAGCCTTCGCCTCTGCCAGCACCTTGCCGTATTCTTCCATGAGCTTGTTCAAGCTATCGCCCACGGGGGGCGTACGCCTGCGGGTGAGATTGGTACGAGCCGTATCAAAAACTGATTTCACGGCCTCTACCGTGGGAGCCAAGGTAAGGGCTGTCGTGACTTCCTTAACCGTTTCAGCGGGCAAGGCGTGGGGCTCAAACTGCCTCACACTTTGTCGCCCGATACGCTTGGTCGTGAAACGCTCCCAAGCCTCTAGTTCACTTTTCTGGGCCTTCAACGACAACTGGTATTCAGATGGCAGCCGTTCGTCAGTTGGCTCCTCTAGGCTCAATTCGAAGTCATCTGGCCGTTTGGGCACGTTGTTCGGGGCACTAGGAGCCGAATTCAGCCCCGCATTCGCTTGGAACGTGCCATTGACCACACTCGCAAGGGGGACAGGGCCGCCGCCCGTCCAGACCATAGGCATAGCCCCTATACCATCAGGCAACGGGGGCTGTCCACGGAGTTTTCTCCAGTCGTCTATCGTCATGGCCCCGTGTTCAACCATGTTTTGATTCATGGTCGCGTCAGCCAGCTTGTAATGCAACTGCCCGCTTGTCCAAGTAAACTCAAGGAAATGCGCGTTGAGGTCGTCTGCCAGCACGCTGTCATTGAGGTTCTTGATATGCTGCATCATGGGGACAAGGCTTTCCTCTGTGGCCGCCTCCTCTACCGTTTCGGCCGTGCCGCGGTTCATCATTCGAACGTATGGCGCAGGGCTGCACCCGAAACGGGCGCAGACGATACGGGCCAACCATTCATCGAACAGAGCGTCAAACGTGAGTTGCTGCAACTGCTGGACGGTTCCGCTTGATGGAACCATTTGGATTTTTGACCGCTGGCCAAGGTCTCCAGACAGTAGCGTGTCAAACTGGTTCTGGAACTTGATAATCTGCTCTGCCGTCCACGTGTCGGGTGAGGGCATGATACCGTATGGCACGTTACCCGTGCGGAAGTATTCAAGGAAACTCTGGGCCCGCCGCAAGGCTATATTAACCGTGATTATTACGTCCTCAACGTGGCTGTGGCCGTACACGCCGTTCGTGCGGACGTTGTACGGGGCGTATAACAATTCCTTGCGGCTGTACCATGTTCGCGGGAGCCCTTTGATAATCTGGCTATACGCTGCGGGCTCACACCACTGACCCGTTGCTTGGTTGAACACGGGGTCAACGGGGATACGCCCCCTGTCGTCCACCAAGACAAGCATCGTGGCCCCGTCCACTGGGTCAAGGCTCAAGAGGCGGCCCAGCCTGTCTTTTCGTCTGAATATGGTAACGGCGTCAATAACGAACAAGTCCTCAAGAATCATGCCGAGCCACTGGTCAAACGTGTGTTCCCCGTCGGGTTTCTTAAAGAATTGCGTGGCCGCCTTGACCTGTCCATCGAAGTCAAGATGGGCGTATTCAGGCTTGACCGTAATCGCCCACTCCAAGCCCTTCATTTCGTCCTTGCGCTTCTCAATGACCGTACGCAGCACGTCATATCCGTCAGCCAAGGCACGCATCTGGGCATAAGTGACGCTGCGGCTTTCAGCGGCCCGCGGCGTCTGTAAGAGGTTGCGGCCTACCATGTAGTCAGTTTCGCGGATAGGCTCAAGAGGGGCCTGCGGGCGTAACGGTTCACTGGGCCCAAACTGCACGCTTGAGGGTTTCCATGCGTCAATCCCCGCTTTCACTGAACCCTGCAACCGTGTAAAAAGATTAGCCATTCTCATTTCTCCTCTGTATGATTGCTGCGGCTGCACGCTCCCAGTCATTGAACGTGCTGCCGTTCAGCATCCCGAACGCCCCGCTTGCCGCGTCAACTTGGTCGTCATGCCCGCCTTCGGGGAATATCTCAAGCTCGTCAAGAAACTCGCCAATCCAAGGGCCCTTGACCAGTTTCACGTTGCCTGCCTCAACTTGTGAGGACAGGGGGCGGGCCCGCGTGGCCTTGTCCCCCATCACCTTGTCTGGATAGAAGGCATAGCCAGCCAAGACGTTTCTCCTGTAATTGTCAATCGAGTTTATGCCGCCCGACCCGCCCTCTTGCTCCATGTAGATTGAGGTTGCCTTGCCGTCAATGGCCGCCGTTTGTGATACCAGTGACTCAACGCTCAATGGGCTCATGCGGCCCCGTTTTACGTCACAGATATAATATACCCCGTCACTTGTTTTGGCCATCTTAACGCCGCAAGTGTAGTCTGGGTCAGTGTTGGCCTTGGGGGCCGTCGCTGCCAAGTCCCAGTACCTAACCACTGTCGCCGTGCGCGGGTATTCGTCAACGATTTCAAACCACTCACGTTTGAACATCCCCCCAGACACACGGGCAGACCAGTCCCCGTTGAGTAGCTGGGCCCGCGTAACCGCGTCAAGGTTCATCAATGACTTGCGGTATTCATCTGCGTCCAGATACGGGTTGTCTGCCAGCCCTGCGGGGATGAACGGGCGGCCCTGCGTGGGCCCTTCTACGATAAAGCGTTGTTTCACCCAGCCGTGCCCAACATTCCCAGGGTTCGACGCCGCACGAATACGCAGGGGAACGTGCCCCAGTTGAGCCGTTTCTTGACACGTGGTACACGCTTCATTGAACCCTTCCCTATGGTCAGGGCACAGCGTACGGCGTAGGCGGCTGAACAGATAGCGGTATTGATACTCATTGAATTGGGTGAGTTCATCGAACCCCACGTATTGAAAGGCGGCCCCTTGATATAGGTCACAGTCCTTGTCGTACTGCAAGAACCCAAACGTGAGCGTGGCCCCGTTCGGGAAGTACCACGTTTTCTCACTGTCGCGCCACTTTGCGTCAGTATTGACCAGCCACTCACGGGCCCTGTGCATAAGAGCCTCTGGTAGAATTAGCGCGCTGAACGTACGCCGTAAGAGCAGGGCGCGGAAGTGAGGCACGTCCACGTATTGCAGGGCCCCCATGAGCAAGCCGTCTGACTTGCCCCCGCCCGCAGCCCCACCGTACAGGGCCTCACGGGTATCGCACATGAGAAAGGCGGCCTGCTTGCCCGTGGGGACGTGAGGTATGTACGGGGTGAGCTTGAGGCCGTCTATCTTCCGTAACCGTTCAATGGCATCTGTCATTTAGTTCACGCTGGACGATAGGAACCCCTCATTGGTCGCCAGTATCTTGCACGCCTCAAGCAGAACGGCCTCTGGAACGGGCTGGGCGGGCGTCATGGCATTAACGCGCTCCCCGCCTGTGGTAATGTCAATCTCTTGCCGCGGCGGCCCGTCAATGCGAATCAGTAACTCACGCAGCCCTTGGGGGTTGCTCACCGCTGACCGCAGGGCTGCCAGTGTAATGAGTTGCAGCCAAGTGTATTGTGACCGTTCACGTTTACACCCCGCCTGCAACGGCGTCTTGTCGTCCAAGTCCAGCCGATACTTGCCGTTAGGGAGATACACGACCCACGGCTTGACCGTGAGTTGAGCCATAATGGCAGGCGTAATGGAAAGTTCCTTGCGCGGGCGACCCTTGAGGTTCCCTGACTGGCCTGCAACGAAAGGCTTGAGCCCGCGGAATTGTGATGAAACCACCTTGCCCGAAGGCATGGTCACGGTGTCTTTTTTTTCTTTCTGCTTTTCAGTGTCCACAATCTTGCCTCAATAAGTATCGCCGCCGCCCCTGCGTTCATCTGGGTCACACGAACAATGCCTGCAAGCTGGGCATATAACTCCACGACAAAGAACGCACAGGGTGTACGGCCAAGTCCGCAGTTTCCCGCATGACTCACAGTGAACCTCATAGGTTTCTTTGGTTATCTTGCTCTGTTTTTCAGGCATTTCGATAGTGCCCCTTCGGTGTGTACGTATGCGGCCCCCAGAACGCCGTCCCACGGTCTTTAGTTCCCGTGCGGCTCTTTGACCACGCCCCCATTCAAGAGCCCCAGTAATTCGCTCTTGAGGGCGTGAGGGGGCATATCAACGGTTTCAAACGCCCGCCTGAACCCCGTGGGGTCAAGCATTTCACGTTTGAAGGTGTCCCAGTCGCGTTTGTAGAAAGCCTCAAACTGCGCGCCCCTGCCAAGATACGCGAGATAGAGCGTCCAGCCTGTCGGGTTGCGCTGCCTACAATGGAGCATCATATGACAACAAAAACAGAGGCCGAACTTGCCGATATGCGGGCCGAACGGCTCCGCGTAGTCCTCACTGTGCGCGTCAATAACCCCGTGGGGCTGGTTGCATAGAACGCACGTTCGGGGCCATACCC